CCAGTTCAGGGACTAACGCCCAGCGCTCTGCTACAGCAGTTACCTGTTGTAACACAGCTCCCGCTTGATGCATCATGAACTTCACGTGAAGAGACTGCAAGTGAAGAAGTGATTTCCGCGCTTTCTCCAGCGACTCTGTCCCCTTAACAATATGACTATTTACCATCCCTTCGTACAGCCTTGCCCATATGTCTTTCGGTCCCTGATCGAAATATATGGCAGAGGATTTCTCCTCGACTGCACGTTGAGCGGGGGTCACGACCTCATTTAATAGGCCTGTGGCCCATGGAAGGAACCAATGAAGAGTCAACGGCGCCTTCACAGGCATCGTTGGCCCTTCCTGGACCAACCATTCTAGCCAATTGCTACGAGACAGACACGTCCGAAGATCAGGATGGGTAATCATAACACCCAACACTTGGAGCCGACGTGGAATTCTCTTCCACGGAGACCCAAGCTTTGAAGCATTACGATACCCCACCCCAACTGCTGTCGCGAATGTTGCGAAGGAAATAGGGTTCTGAGAGGTCAAACGTTCCAGCATTGCACCAGCTACTCCCATGGAAGTCCTTGCGGCATTCCATAGTTTCATGGGCAATCCTGAAACATCCTCACCCTCAAAGTAAACCTTCTTAGCAAACTCACAAGTCCGACGTGTCGAGACCAGTGATTTCGCCAAGCCGATTCCCAGTCCTATCTCCCCACAGATCTTCACATACGCTTGAGCGACGGCATCGTCACGAATGACGATGTCATCGCCCAATACAGCATAAGATCGGAACCACCCTTCATGCCCCACTCGCCGAGCCGCCCATTGTACAATTGCATGATGAGTCCAGGCCAGCATGGCCCAGGACGAGTATGCGCCCATCGGTTGTCCAACAGCGTAGGATATAGAACGTCGAGACGTTCCAGGGACCCTATACTCCCGTCCAACCAATAGCTCGCACCACGCCTCCCCAAAATCAGGAGAAAACATCTCTTCCAGTATTACTCTTTGAAGCTTTACCGAAAGCCTATCCGTGGCCGCCGACAGATCATACGAATAAAAGGTATCATCCATGGACGCCTTAGATAGCAAGGCCTTCACAGGCTTATGCTGATCAAAGGTTCCATCCGATGGGACATCCCGAAGGACCCCCATAAGATGTTTGTGCAACGGATACAACGCAACTTGCGTCCAGTAGTCAACCATGGCGAAGACACGCATCTTCCCGGCCGGCTCTTCCTTTACAGAGAGTCGACCGTTCGGAGGTGTCACCGCTCGTGGCGGACTCCATCCCGCAGCATCAGCCATCCAATCCCATACGGTATTCGTCTT